CAATAACTATCTCGTTTAAGTATGCGCTGTCTTATCTTTGACCATCGACTCGACGTTCCATTATCAACAGCACTTGCCATTAGTGCCACCCCTTGTCTTTGAAGTGTTTGTATGCTAAGCACCAATCGCCTTTATATCTTGCTTGGTTATAGCGAATACCCCAATCTATTTGGGTGAACCCATCTAAATACTTTAGCTTCTTGTTACGCATTTGAGGTATGCCATAGTGCGATCCATTAACAGCTTTACTATCAAACCTAGACTCTTTCATGTATAGCTTATAAGCGCATTGGTATTGGCTATCACTAACTATTCGACTATGTAAGTAAAGCTTGTAGTTATCTTTAGATGTTATTGAACTAGCCCATGTAGGACTCGGTATAGCCCACGCTAAACATAGTACGCCCGATAGTAGGACTCGCCGCGAGCTCGCCCCCTGTGGGGCTCTCGTCGAGAGAGTTGATCGTACCCGCCTAGTCAAATACCGCGCAAGATTGAGCGTACTCTTGGGCGATTCCCACAGGCTGTTGATAACTTTCCTAATCTGTGGATAACTATTCATCGCAACCATGAGCTTCATCGTAGTTAAATGAGCAGTAATAACAGCCCATATCATCGCCGCATTTGCGACAGGTATATTTGAACATAATCTCATTACAGCATAAAGCTAGGAAGCTGCTCGAGCTGATCCGGTAATGCTTATTATCAAACGGCATTAGTCCTCATCTCGTATAGCTGCCACGATTCGCTGGACTAACGTCCCCTCAGCGACGTTTCCGCAGCGTTCGCATATATGTAACGGCAGAAACTCAGCCTCGACTTGACGTGCGATTACTTCTCTTAGTTCGGCTAATACTGTTCTCATAGATGGATTAGTCATTTTTTGTCCTTTCCCCAACCTGTGCCTTTAAAGATGACAGCTGGCGCGCTAAATACTCTTATCATTGGGTAGCTACAACATAGAGGCGCAATATCGCCATTAGTCGGGATCGAGTGATTCATCTCAAGTTCGCCGCCGCATTGGTCGCACCGATAAAGGTAACTAGGCATTATCGCTCCCGACTAGGCATACGCCCATTACGCCGCAGACCGTACACTCAAGCGTTTTAACGCCCGGCGGAAGTAAGTCGGTCACTATTCGTTCGACTTGTAAAGTTTCGCGCTTACAGCGCCGACACTCAAATTTCAATTTGTCCATAATTAGACTCCTTTAGATTCTCCATAGAATTTAGATTGTGCTGACTAACCCACCAGGATTCTGTTTTATCATGCTTAAACCTAGATGTTTTAGCTGCTCTAATTGGTATCCAGCCCTTAACGTAATAAGTCGGTGATTCGCCTACGACGAGCACCGCTAAGTCCTCGGTTCGATCTCTTGGCTGTAAGATCAAGTGACCATCTAGCCATCGAGTATGTTTAATCTCGATTCGATTGCCTATGTCTGCTCGAATTTTGAACTTGTCTAATTCGATCTTAAAGTCCTTAATTCCAAAGAACTTAGCAGCTGCTATCTCAGCCCCAAACGCCTCAGCTGTACGCTTTATCGAGTCGTGTATGTTGCCTCTCATAGCTTGGTCATGAAAGTAAAAGTTTTCCTCACCTCGAAATTCGCAAGTAAATGCCGCGGCTGCCGCTTGAACTTCCTCGTCGCGTGTAAGCGTAATTTTGTTTATTCCCATGTCGCACACGTCCGGTTATTCTCTGGGCAAACCCAGCCCTTATAGGGCTTTCCAGTTTTTCCGACTCCCTCTTTGCGAATCATTACGCCATGAGCACAGGACCGCCCGGTAAGGATTCCGCCAATTTCGGCAACCGCTTTAGTCATGTCCCACGGATCATAAGAGCCATTAGGTAAAGCTTCGCTCGGTGCTGCTACTGGCGTAGCGATTGGGCGCTCGACTCGCTTCATTTCCTCGAACGACGGGCGATTTTGATTTTCGCTGAACTTGCTTAGCCCGCCAGTATGTAAGGCTCGACCTATTGCTGAGGTTGATCCGTTTTCTAGCGGAAAGCGATTAGCGTTCGATCTAATTTCCTCGGCGAAATCTGTCGCAAAAGGTAACTGGTCGGTTACTTCCTTGTAAATGTCAGTCTGGATTATGTAGCGAGTTCCGTCCTGAAACACGATATTGACGTCGATTCGACCATTTGGATACTTAGCCCAGAATTTTTCTATGCGCTCAGCTACGGACTCGTAGCCCTCTAGTGGAATAGCCATTAGTAGCTTCTCAATCGCTCAGTAGCGGCACGAAGTCCAGCGGCTCGACCGCGGTTAAACCCGTCTTTTACGCCCTCTTTGTAACCGATAGTCCAGCCGACTAGAAACCAGCCAATACCAGCGATAAATACAGCTATCGCCATTTCCAATACTGTAAACATGTTAGCTCCCGATTCCGGGTGCGACTTATTCGCTCCCTAGTTATAGGGTGAACTAAATGTCTGACAATTACAAGCCTTACGCGTATTTAACGGCGTGTCGAATTGCTTAAGAGCAAACTGTAAATTTCGTCAACCCGCTTTTCAAGGCGCGAAACCTGATCCTTGACGCTTGACCCTGAATTAGGGCGAAGCTCACTTAGGTAATACTTGACTAAGTATCTAATACCGGTCATAAACGCAACTAAGAGCGTGACAATAGCCACGCCCATAGCCGCCCAGTCGTTTGCGTTCACTTAGCCTTAGCCCCGAACGAAACGTCTTTGGGATTCGAGTAACGCATTAGAACCGGCACAATCCCAGCAAATAAGCCCCACGCCAATTTTTTGGGATCTGTTTCGCCAGTCATGTAAACGGCTAGCATTCCCGCGATTGCTGAACGCCCATAACTAGCACCGATAGCCTTTAGTTCTTTCATTACTTTTCTCCTAACCCCAGAGCTTCGATTAGCTCTCGGACTTTTTTTGGACTTACATTTATTTCGAAATGTTGCTCATCGGCTCTGTTCTTATAATCGCCACCCCAGAAAAGCCCATATTTTTTAGCGAGTGCTCGGATCATTGGAACTTTCTCCACCGGAAACGTTCCAATCTTTCCAAGCGGGTGTTTAGTTGCGTTAAGGTCGATTGCTGTTCCGCTTGAGTGATTGCTTAAACGATCGGTTGAGCCTCGAACCATGCGAAACGCGTAACCCCAATCGTCGAGCTGACCGCCATCGAGCGGCTCGATTAGCTCGTTAAACTCTTTACAGAATCCCACGATCAAAGGTGCGACAGCTTCGGCGCAGCGAATCTTTAAATGAGTCCCCGGTATTGCGTAGGACTTAATTCCGATTTCGGTTTGATCTTTTGAAGCCGTCCACCCGTTATAACTTGTTAAAGTCATTTGAGTAATAAATCGACTTCATCGCTGGTAACGCCTAACTTCTCAAGAATTGCTAAACGAGCGTTTTCCTTTTCTAATTCGTGAGCTGCTTCCGCTTCTTGAGCAATAGCACTTTCCGCCCATAAGTTAATCGTGTACGCGTATTCTTTTTCATCTAATTCGGTGTAACCCGTTTCATCTGATCCTGTGCGAAGTGTTGGATACTCAGCTTTCAAAGCTGCTATTTTTTGCGCTTTAGTTGTCATTAGTTAGCCAATCCGTAAACTGTTGCTGTTCCTGTAATTGTTCCCGAAGTCGGTGACAGAATAAATCCTAAGTATGTTTGCTGGCTGTCGCCTTGATAACCAAACGTCGCCGAAGCGGTGTTTGCTGTTGCATATCCGTTACCATAAATAAAACCGCGTTCCGACGTATTTCCTACGCCTGACACGTTTACAGTCGTATAACCAGCGTAAGCGCCATTATTATTTATCGTACAGATCGTTGCATTATTAGCGTTAACTCGATCGGTTCCGCCAGTAAATAGATCAAAGGCTATTGAACCGAAATAATCGCTTGCTATCGTTCCGCCCGAAGTGCGAAATTGCCATCGTAAATAAGTTGTCGCGCTGCATGACGCTTTAATAACTACGACATAATTCTTATAAGAGGAACTAAAAACATTGTCAAAGGTTGTTCCTGTTGATGAAACGGCTGAAAATGATGAAGTCTGAATTTTTGTAAATCCGCTTCCGCTGGCAATAGTTGCCCACTCTGGAGCTGTTGCGCCGCTGTTTACTTGTAGAACTTGACCAGCAGTACCAATTCCTAAACGGGCTGGAACTGTTGCGTTACGATAAATAATGTCGCCCGCTGTCGTAACTGTTGATTTAGCGATAGCCGCGTCCGCGAGATCGTAAGCTGATTTAGTAGCTGTCGGAGTGGAAGCTAGAACGCTTGAAGTAGTTGAAGTCGAATCCGATAACTGGACAATTCCAGCGACCGAAGTCGTCGCAGCTGTTGACGCCTTATCGTAAGCCGCTTTGACCGCTGTCGGTGTAGCTGCTAGAACGCTGGAAGTTGTCGACGTTGAATCGCTAAGCTGTACGACGCCTGACGCGCTTGTCGAAGCTGCGCTAACGCCAATAGTTACAGCGCCAGAGCTGCCGCCACCTGTAATCGGTGCGGTTACGTTAACGGCTGTTATGTCGCCGACGTCGTTAGTAATCCATGTGAAGTCCATATCGGCATTTGTAGCCTTAGACAGGATTTGACCAGTCGTTCCGCCCTTAAGGTCAGCCATCGACGTATCGACCGCCTGACCAAAAACCTCAAAATCAGCTGGTAAGTCGGTAACTAAGTCGGTCGGCGTTGGCATTTGCCAGCCGAAGTTACTCGTTGGGTTTGTCATTTTTTCTCCTTATGCCACGACTAATGCGGTTTCCCACGTTAGCGATCCGGTTATAGTATTCCACGATTCCGCGATAGGAACTTGCTCCCACTTCATAGCTTGAAGCGAATAACTTATCGGCGAAAGATTTAAAGATAAAGCGATTTCATTAT